ATCAATAGTCATGCCAGCCGACGCTGACAGTGCGACCTCAGCCAGTATGACAGCCATGGCCACTACCGCGAGGCTTGTCGTAGCTACCTCTGTTACCGATGTCAGCAGACCAGCCGTGATCATCAGGGACGTCGAAGCAGCCAAAGCGACAGATACAAACTCGATGACGGCGGCGCTGATCGTCATCGTGGCCGAAGCCGACAGCAGAACCGCTCCACCAACAGTGAGTGTGGCGGCAGCGGTCAAGCTCGCCGTAGCCGAGAAGACGACACTGGCGGTTCGTACTACCGTCCCTGCTACCACCAGGTTCGCACTGGCAAACAGGGACACCGTGGCGAAATAGTTGACCGTTGCGGATACGACCAGGCCCGCTGTCCCTGACAGGGTGATGGTGCTCAGTTGGGTTCGGGTGGCAGTTACGGTCATGGCTGCGTTAGCTGACAAGGCCACCGCGGCGATCTCGGTGACCGCAGCACCAACACTCATCCCTGCCATAGCCAACTGGGTGACGGTGGCGATCTCGGTCACCAGGGCTGAAATGTTGAGGGAGGTACTACCGGCCAAGGCTACCGTCACCGTTACAAATCCAGCGGCGGCAATAGTCAAGCCTGAGTTAGCGGACTGCGAGACAGAGGCGGTCTCGATGACAAAAGACCCGACGACAAGTGAGGAGCTTGCCGATAGAGCCAGGGTTGCTACTGAAGTGATAGTGCCCGACGCCGACAAGCCAGCCAAGGCGGTCATGGAAACGGAAGGGGTCTCAGTGACCATGGGGACGGCTATCAAGGTCGTCGTGGTATTGAAACTGACAGACACACCCGCCACGGTTGATGGCGCAGCCTGCAAGGTGCTGGTGGCCGACATAGTCACCGTGGCCAGTTGAACAACCGTCCCGACCACCAAGGCACCAGCCGCCGCCAGTTCCGCTACCACGCCAAGCTGGATGACCGATCCCGATACCGTCATGCCAGCGGTGGCCGGTTCAGTGACAGAGACCACGTAGGTGACGGTTCCGTCTGTAGTCATAGCCGCCGTACCGAGCAGAGAGACAGTCCCAGACTCAGCGGCGGTGACCGCCACGGTCAGTGCTGCGGTGCCTGACAAGGCAACTGCGGCGATCTCGGTGACTACGACTCCGATTGCCATTCCGGTGGCAGAGGCCAGAGTGACAGACGCGATCTCGGTAACAACTGCTCCGATTGTCATCCCGGTGGAGGCGACGTAGGTGACAACCGCGACCTCGGTTACATATCCGTCGGCGGTCAGACTGGTGGCGGCTGACAAGCTGACACTGCCAGTGGCCAGCCCGGTGGTCGCTATCACCAGCCCGCCGGTCCCACTTAGGGCGACCGTGGCTACTTCGATGATCTGTGCGGTCACGGTCAACCCAGCCACCGCCGACTCGGACACAGTGGCAAGCTGAGTCACCGATGCGGCCACTGTCATGCTCGCGGTAGCTGACAGGGCAACTGAGGCGACCTCGGTGACAGTCGCTCCGACGGTCATGCCTGCGGTCCCTGACATGGTTACCGAGACCAGTTCGGTAACGGCCGCAGTCACAGTCAAGGTTGCGGAGGCCGACAGAGGAACCGTTCCGAACTGAACCTGGGTTCCGGTCACGGTCATGGCCGCACTCGCGGCCAGGGAGACGGCCACAATCTCGGTGACCGTGGCGGCAATAGACAGGCCCGCTATAGCTGACTGCGAGACGGAGGCGACCTCGGTGACCGCTGCCGTAGTAGTCATCGCAGCCGTGGCGGAAAGAGCGACCGATGAGACCTCGATACCGCTCACCGAAACGAGCAGACCTGCTGTGGCCGACTGCGAGACAGCGGCAAGCTCTGTAACGCTGGCGCTTGCAGTCATGCCTGCCGTGGCCGACTGGGAGACCGAGACCACATAGGTGACAGAGGCACCTACCGTCAGGCTCGCGGTGGCCGACTGGGAGACCGAGGCAATCTGGGTGACGGCTGCACTCGCGAGCATGCTTGCCGTACTCGACAATAGAACCGTGGCGACTTCGGTGACGGCTGCGCCGACAGTCATGCTGGCGGTAGCTGACTGAGAGACGCTCGCGATCTCAGTGACGACCGCCCCGACAGTCATGCTCGCCGTGGCTGTCTCGGAAACAGAGACGACGTAGGTGACCAGCCCTGCGACAGTCATACCTGTCGTAGCTGACTGAGTTACACCTGCGAGTTCGGTCACCGCTGCTGTGGTGGTCAGGCTTGCGGTGCCGGATTGGGTAACCGTGGCGAACTGGGTGATAGTCGAGGCAACGGTCATACCTGAACCGGCTGACAGTGTCACTGTGACGACTTCGGTCTCCAGTGCCGTCACTGTCATGGAAGCAGTAGCAGACAGCGAGACAGCCGCTACTTCAGTGACTGACGCCGCCGTGGTCAACTGAGCCGATCCGGCCAGGCTCACCACTCCCAGTTGGATGAGGGTGGGTATCGCAGTCAAAGCCGCCGAAGCGGCCAACGTCACTGCCGCAGCCTCGGTAACTACGCCACTAGTTACCATTACAGCCGTCGCCGCCATCGTCACCGCGCCGAACTGCGTACGTGTTCCGGTGCTGGCCAGACCGGCCGTACCGGACATAGCGACAGCAGCTACTTCGGTAACTAACGGAGTTACCGTCATTCCGGCCGTCGCCGATGCGGTGACGGCAGCGACTTCGGTTACCGCAGCCGTAGCGGTCAGTACCGCCGTCCCGGCCAGCGCCACCACAAGGAACTGCACTTGGGTGCCGGTGACCGACAACACCGCCGTCCCGGCCAGCGTTACTGCCGCGACTTCGGTGATCGAGGCAGCGACCGCTACTCCGGCCGTTCCCGCGAAGGCCACCGTAGCGAACTGAGAGCGGATGCCGGTCACCGTCAGAGATGTCGCGCCCGCCAGGGTCACCACCGACACTTCGGTGATAGAGGCGTTAGCCGTCATTCCCGCTGTCCCCGCCAGGCTGACTGCCGCCACCTCAGTGACTGCACTGCTAGTAGTCAGTCCTGCCGTCCCTGCCAGGGTTACGGTGGCTAACTGGGTGCGAGAACCCGTGACCGTCATTGCCGCTGAACCAGTCAGTGCTACCGATGCCGCCTCGGTGACAAAAGCACTGGCTGTCAGTACCGCCGTCCCGGCCAACGTCACCGTTCCGAACTGAGTGCCAACACCTGTTGCGGTCAGGCCTGCGGTGCCTGATAGGGAGACTGCTCCGAACTGGATGAGAACACCTGTTGTAGTCAGGCCCGCAGTACCCGACAGGGAGACCACCGCGACCTCAGTGACTGCTGGTGTCACCGTCATTCCCGCGGTGCCCGACAGAGCGACGACACCGAACTGTGTGCGAGTCCCTGTGGCACTCAGGCCAGCAGTGCCAGAGAGTGCCACTGTGGCGACTTCGGTAACCGCTGCGCTGGTTGTCATTGCCGCTGTACCAGTCAGACTCACCGCACCGGGCACAACCCGAGTTGCAGCTACGGTCAGCGACGCGCTCGCTGCTTCCGTCACCGCCGCTACTTCGGTCAACACCGCGGTGATGTTCAGCGCGGCTCCTCCGGCCAGCGTGACACTCGCCAACTGCTGGACCGACGCCGCCACGGTCATCCCCGCCGTGGCCGACTCGGTGATCGCAGCCTGGGCCAGCCCAATGTTGACATTGTCGAAGATGCAGGTAGAGGACGAGGCTTCGGACGCATACGTTCCGGCCTGAATCCAGAGGTTCATCTGGGTGATGTTGGGGACATCAGGGGCGTTGGCAGCGTTCAACCAGGTGTAACCGTCAGTGCTGTAATCCCAATAGACGGTTCCTGCCGATTCTCGGATGCGGAACCAGACATGCGTGGCCGGGATGTATGAAAACGACGTGACGACGGTCTGCGTGCCGTTGATTGTCTTTATCGCCTGCACCCCGTTGCCGTTGAGGTACCAGAACAGGTTGTTGCGGTGAGCATGGGTGGTGTAGGTCTCGTCGGTCAGGTACAGCGGATAGCACTCCAACGAAGCCAGGCTCTGATTCCCGGCGTTGACCAACTGGACGAATGCAGAGCTACCAGTCAGGTCGAAGTACGTCCAGTAGGGCGACATAATCGGCTTGCCCCCGACGGCGACAGTGCCACCGGCATATAACTGGTGGTAAGCGGTCGAACCAGCAGGGCAGGCAATCTGCAACTGTTGACTGACGCACGAAACATTGGCGTCGCTGACGTGCCACTTCGTGTTGTTGGGCGGGCCATTGGCTACGGAGAAGTCATCGACTATCCCGTAAGAGAACTTCGGGTAGAGGTAGACCCGGTTGGGGACCAGGTTGTAGACCCGAGCCATTACGGGATCGGTACGCCCTTGTTGTCGTAGAACAGCGACGCCACCCGCGGAAACATCACCTGCGTCTGCGAGCGAATCTCCTCATCCGAGATCAGCGACTGATCAATAGTGCCGTCCCCGACATCCGCCGCCTCATCAAACCCCGGCCCGGCGCAGATCGCATGGAGCATGGTCTGAAGAGGCGCGGGATTCACTCGGAGCAGATCTCTGGCTAAGGCGGCGACAGCCAGGTCACGGTCACCTAGAAAGGCATTCGACTGCTCGTTTATCGCCCCTCGCGCCCGCCGGGAGAACTCCCGGTTTTCGATCAGCAACGCGTACGTCAGATAGCTCACGATTCCTCCTCATCTCTCCGACCCATCACAGCCCCACGTACTCAGCAGTGAACAACGCCCTGACGATCCCGAACCCCACAGCAGCCATAGGAATACTTGCGGTTGAACAGTTAGCTTGCAAAGTCACTGTCTGACCGGCGGTCAAGGATGCTGTCAACAGCAAGGGACAAGTCAGCGGTGCGCTGCCGCTGGAAGCCTGGGCGGTAGCCTGAGCAAGGATGCCACCCGCAAACCCAGCCTGAATCCATTGACCAGTCGCCGTCGGGCTGGCACAAAGACCCCAATACAGCCGGTACTTGCCCGCAACCGGCGCAGTGAAAACACCGGTGCTGATGTTGTACATGCCATAGGCATCGAACGAAATCGCGTCCACCCCGCAGTTCGCCATTCCGCCACTGGGCAGGTTGATGGCAGACGAACGATAGGCGTCACAGTTCAGTACGTCTTCCGCCAGTCTCCAAGCACCGCCGTTGACGCCGCCCTTCGCCACCCACTGTCGTCCATCCAGGTCCACGTAGCTGACAAAGGTCGAACCGGACGGATTCGCCGGGAAGATCCCCGGTGCGTACGGTGGTCGTACGTCGGTGATGTTGGCGGTCACAATCGACGTGACCAAGGCCCCCACTGCGATCTGAGCTAGCGGAAGGGCGTCATTTGGCACCGTAGGGACTGCCGGAGTACCGGTTGTCGGCGTGCCCACAGACGTGGACAGAAACAGCGAGTTGTTGCCTCCGCTGTCTACGAAATCGTCCTGGACGAGGGCGTAAACAACATCGATTCGGGACTGCCCAGATGGCGGTGCAGCGGCAATCGGGACGTTCTGCACCGAGTCGATGTCGATCAGATACGACCCCTGTACAGAGACAGCGTTACCCACCATAACTGCGTGGCCGGGAGCAAGATCAACCGACATATTCGCTCCAGCAGCATGCTGGCTTACTGCAAAAGCACCCGATGTCAGAATCAGCGACCGGCCCCGAAAGGCGTCATAGATGAACTGGCGGTCCAAGATGGCTCCGTACGAACCCTCCTGGAGCCAGAGCGGTAGCTGTACTGGCATCGTCTGCTACCGCTGCCAGCCGGGCTTACGACAGGGTCTTGGTGTACGACCCTGAGGCAATCGAGAAGGTATCTCCGGCGTTGACCGTCTTGGAGGCCGACAGGTTGCCGAACCAGCGCCTGACCGGGGTGCCTGCCGAATCCCATTCGTCCACCCCGGTCACGGTCACCGCAGGCATGTTGGTGAACGTCACCGCCGCGTTGCTGGAGATCGACCCGCCCGCGGCGGCGGCGAACGTGATGGTGGTGCGAACATAGCCACCGCCGGAGATCTCGGTCCCCGCCGCTGCCGCCGTCCCGGTCGTACTAACCAGTGCCACCTTCACCGGAGCCGTCGGGGCCACGTACGCCGTCTGGCCGGAGCTAGCCGCCAGCAGAGCGTTCGCCTCAACAGTGACTAGGTTCGCCATTACGCCTCCTCAGTCATGGTCGGGAACTGAAACTCAGGGGACTCGATTCCGACTCGCTCAAACAACGCCTGGAATACCTCGCGAGGCGGATTCTTCATGAACTCAGTGAAGGCATCGGACGGGCCTAGATCACTGAGGCTCAACCTCGCCTGCTCCACATGAACGCTGCAAATCGGACAGCCCTCTTCGGCACAACACTGGACGTGCTTGGTGACCGTCAGATCGACGCCCTCACCCGTCACCGGGTGATTAAACGCCACGTACTGGACGTGATGAGCGTGCGAGTCGGTCAGACCGCACTTGGCACAGGTCCTTACCTCTAGTTGCGGTTCAGTCATCAGTGATAAACCACGCCTCGGCTTTCCAGCCACTCGTAGAGACCCGTGGGCACCCGGTAGCGTCGGCCCCGCAGGAAGGTGTAGGTGTGCTCGACGCCGTAGGTCATCTCTTCGATGTCAGTGTTGACCCGGATGACTCGCCACTCGTCCTCGACGGTGATCGGCTCCGGCCCCAGGTCCAGGACCTCCATGGGATTGGTGGGGACCGGCTTCGACTGCTGCTTGGTCTCCAGGTCCCGCAAATCCTTCATGGGATCGAAACCGGCGGGCTGGTGGGTGGGGTCAAGGATGGCGTCGTCGTCCACCGTGATCGGCTGGTCCCGTAGCTCCTCCACCTTGGACTGCGCGTTTTCGGGAAGCTCGACTAGCTCGCCGGTCACCGGGTCGAAGATCCCTTCCTCTTCGACCACGATGTCGACCTGGTTGACGAGGCCGATCTCCTTCTGGCGCTCCGCCAGTTCCTTGGCCTTCTCCTCGGCCAGACGCTGACGTTCGGTGCCGGTGTAGTCGCCGCGCTGCGCCGTTCCTCTGGGCATCAGTTCGTCTGGGCGATCACTACGGCCTGGTCGGTGATCAGACCGAAGCCCCAGATCGCATACCAGCAGAGGGCGTGCTCACGACCGAAGTCCAGCACGCCGCCGTCACGAAGCTCGACCGGCAGGGCGATGGCGTGGCCGAAGGCGTTGTCGCCCAGGTAGATGGCCCAGTGGACTACCGGGGTGGAGGCCCCGGCGGGCTGGGTCTGGGTGATCTGGGTGGTCTCGATGTACACCGTGTCGTTGAGCCGTCCGATCTCGCCCAGCATGAAGTTGCCCGGCGCGGCGTACTTGGTGACCTCGATGAACTCCGGGTTGTCACGCAGGCGGCGGGACTGGTGCGGGTCGATGAAGGCCACGTAGGTCTCGCCGATGCGGGGCACATTCTTGGTGGCCAGGGTCTCGACGGCGTCCTTGGTTACCGACACGCTCATGTAGTAAGTGCCCTTGTTGGCCCCGGTGGTCAGGTCGGTCTGCTGGGTGCCGACGGCACCAGCGTCGTATGGCGACAGCGGGGTCCGGGTGGCGGTGGCCAGCGGCAGGGCATAGCCCCAGATGACCGAAGAGGCGTTGAGCAACGTGTTGCGGGCCGAGCCGTCCAGGTACTTGGCCATGTTGCGGCCCAGCAGACGCGAGGACGAGGCCATCACGTCATCGAAGGACGAGTTCAGCAGCAGTTCGGACACCGCCACCGCATAACCCTGCTCCGCCACCGTGATGGCGTACTGGGACGCGGTGAGCGCCGCGGTCTGCATGCGGACGCCCTCAACAAGCTGTGTGGCGTCGCCCAGGTTGTTGTAACGCATGAAGTTGATCTGGAGTCCAGGCTGGATGCCAAGCTCCGTCTTCTTCACAGCGAACTGCTCAAAGCGCAGCACGGGCATGGACTGGAACAAGATCTCCTTGCTCCAGATCACCTGGATGGCCGGTGATAGCTGGGAGTTGGTACCGGGGTACCCGGTCGGTGAGGCGCTCAGAAGAGGAGTGCCGGTGATGCTGGAAGGCATTGCCTACCTCGCTTTCTCAAAAATGGCCTGAGTTCCGGCCTTCCTATTGCCTACGGCTTGCAGAGGCCGCACGCAGCAATGACTCACGTTGCTGAGCGTACTCTTCGGGTGTCAGCGCCTTGATGTCATCTGGCGTATACGTCCGCGTAACCGGCGTCATTTCGGGTGGGCCGAGAGGCGGGGCCGTTACACCAACTGTCGGTCGTTGCGCGTTTTGTTGCTGAAAGAACTGCACAGTCTCGCCAGCAATGGACGCTGTGATCTCTGTGAGTTCCTGGATCTTCGCGTCGATCTCGGCCTCGCTGTTGCCGCCAACCAACCGCCGTAGCTGGGGCGCGATGTCCTCGCCTACCTCCATCATCCGTTGTGATAGGTAGGTCTGGAGGGACGCATGGCGACGCTCTTGCTCTAAAACGGCCAGTGCTTTCTCGCGATCAGCACGTTCTGCGGCCAGCCGCTCTTCCCATTCGGCGTCCTTCTTGGCGATTAAATCCCGAAGTTCCATCTCCTCTTCTTGCTTCTTTTTCTCAGCCTTCTCGGCGTCCTTCCGAGCTTTTTCTTCCGCCTTTGCTCTCTCCTCGTCTCCCTGGCGGTATCTGGAGATCTCTGTGTTTAACTCGTCCATCTGTTGGGTGAGAGTGCTGTAACGCGCACGCTCCTCCTGGCGGATTTTCTCTACGTCCTCCTGGGTGAACGTCTGCGGATCCTGACCACTGCGCGGCTGTCGAGCCGGGGGAGTGGTTTCGGGCGGCTCCTGGACCGGAACGGTGATGTTGTTCGGATCGTTGGGATCCGGCGGCGGCGGATTCTCAGGAGGGTCTTGTGTCTGCTGTGACATACCTGCCTTTCCTTATCTGTTCTCGTCTTCTTCAGGGGTTCTCCGTTGGGGGATGGTGGTGCCCGCGGCCAGAGCGACAACCCGGTCGAACATCTTCTTGATGTCCTTGGAGTTGGTGAGGTCCACGCCGGGCAGCACACCGAACTTCTGCACCGAACTGGGGGGTGGGTTCACGTTCGGCCCGCCCGCCGACTTGACATCGCCGTTGCCTTTCCCGTTGCCGTTGCCGTTCTGTGGTGGCGGCGGCAGCGGCTGAGGGCCTTCGGGCGGGACCATGCCGGTCTGGTTGACGGTGAAGCTGGCTATCTGAGAGCGCAGCAGGTCGAGGGCCGCTTGCTGTTCGGCGTCATCGATCAGTTCGTGGAATAGCTCCTGGAGCTTCTCGTCGGGCTGTTCCTCGCCAAGCTCCAGCAGCGCGCCGCGCTTGGACTCCAGGCCCAGCGCCATCTTGACCTGAAGCTCATTGAGCTTGACCAACTGGTCAACCGGCAGCGGCGGCTGGAACTGGACGGTGTTCTCGTAGGTGATCGGGTCCGTCGGATCGAGCATGGGAAGCTGATCGTCCTGGAGCGGGGGATCGATCTCCGGGTTGTAGGTCAGCATCTCCGGCTCTTTCATGAACAGCGTCTTGAGCGCCAATCGGTTGACTGCCGCGAAGCCTTCGCCGTACTGGGTGGACTTCAGGTGGAACCGGTTCATGAGCGGCTGATACTGGATGGCCAGGGCCACACCGGAGGTGTTGGAGATGGCCTGCTCCTCGCCGAGGGCGGTGACGGGCACGCCGGTCATCTCGTGCATGGCCCGTTTGATGACCTCCAGATATTTGATCGACATCTCGATGCCCTGGGGGTCGAAGAGCAGGTTCTCGACCTTGGCCTCCTTGTTGGGAATCGACCAGGTCTGGTGGGTACCCTTCTCCAGGTTGGAGGCTCGCGCCCCGATCACCACCGTCACCGGGGCGGCGTGGTAGTTGATGATGTCGGAGATGTCGGTGGCTTTCTCGTTGTACTCCCGGTTGAGCACGGTGACGTCCTGAATGTCGGGCATGCCCCACGGCGACGACGGGATCGGCAGGTTGGAGATGTGGACGATGGGGATCTCACCGAGGGGGTTGTCCCTAGCGTCGATCAACTCGTCGTTGACGTACTCCTCGACCCGCTGCTAAGTGAGAAGCTCCGTGTAGGTGAAGACCTGGCGGGTGCCCTCCTG